CTAGGTACAAACCCCCAAACCCGCGCACATCAGCCAGCACTAGGGCGTCAGCCCACGGCTACCGCGCGGCCCCGGCAGCAGGTGGGTAAACGGCTGCACCCAGCGACACGGCACTAGCTCGGCCTGCCCTTCTCAGGTGCTGACGCGGTGGGCGCTGGGCCTCTCAATCAACTGCGACCAACCCGATAGGGAGTCGATGCCATGACAGACAAGCCGAAAAATTCGGGCCAATTCGGCAAGGGAAATCCTGGAAAGCCAAAGGGCGCCGTCAACAAAACCCCAGCCCTGATCCGCGAGATGGTCGCCCAGGCGCTTAATAAGGCGGGCGGGGTGGATTACCTCGTCTCCGTCGCGCAAAGCAATCCAGGGCCGTTTCTGAGCCTTGTAGGCAAGGTTCTCCCGGTTCAGCTTCAGAACGCCGACGACCAGCCATTCCGCACCCTGACGCGGATTGAACTGGTCCCCATGGCAGATGACGCCCAGGATTGAGCTGCCCCGCAAGCTGATCCCGGTTTTCTCGGGTCCGGCTGACGTTCGGGGTGCTTACGGTGGGCGTGGGTCAGCAAAGACTCGCAGTTTCGCCAAGATGGCGGCAGTTCGCGGATTCATACACGGCACCGCAGGCGACAAAGGGATCATCCTCTGCGCTCGGCAGTTCATGAACTCGCTCGATGATTCTTCGCTAGAGGAAGTCAAACGGGCGATTGAAGACGAGCCCTGGCTGCTGAACTACTACGAGCTGGGTGACAAGTACGTCAGGAGCAAGGACGGGCGTATCTCGTTTGCGTTCGCCGGCCTTGACCGCAACATCGCCTCGGTCAAGTCGAAGGGGCGCATCCTTCTGTGCTGGGTTGATGAGGCCGAGCCCGTCACTGATGGCGCCTGGGACGTGCTGATTCCGACGCTGCGGGAAGAGGGCGAGGACTGGAACGCTGAACTATGGGTCACTTGGAACCCGGACAGGAAAACGGCCCCCGTCGAGCGCCGCTTCAGGCAGAGCCAGAACCCGCTGACGAAGATCGTTCAGCTCAACTGGCGCGACAACCCCAAGTTTCCCGCCAAGTTGGAGCGGGAGCGGCAGAACTGCCTGACCGAAAACGCCGAACAGTACGAATGGGTGTGGGAGGGCGGCTACCGCACCGTCGCAACGGGCGCTTACTGGGCCTCTGACCTGGTGAAAGCCAAGGCAGAGGGACGCATCAGCCCGGTCGCCGCTGACCCGCTCATGACCATCCGCCTGTTCTGCGACATCGGCGGGACGGGCGCACGAGCGGACGCATTCAGCATGTGGGCGGTGCAGTTCATCGGCAAGCAAGTCCGGGTGCTGGACTACTACGAAGCCGTAGGCCAGCCCCTCGCATCGCATCTCGACTGGTGCAGAACCAAAGGCTTCACCCCAGGCCGCGCGCAGTTCTATCTGCCGCATGACGGGGCGACGCAGGACAAGGTTTTTGATGTGTCTTATGAGTCAGCGCTAAAAGCAGCGGGCTACGAAGTCACAGTGATACCGAATCAGGGCAAAGGCGCAGCAAAGCAGCGCATCGAGGCCGCCCGCCGCCTGTTCCCGTCGATCTGGTTTGACGAGGTGAAGACAGAGCCTGGGCGCGCTGCTTTGGGTTGGTATCACGAACGCCGGGACGAAGAGCGAGGCATTGGCCTCGGCCCTGAACACGACTGGGCGAGCCACGCGGCGGACTCGTTCGGATTGATGTGCGTCAGCTACGAAGAACAGGAGCCCGCGAGGGCGCCACGGCAATACGAGGCGGTCTCATGGATGGGCTGACGATCTTTCACGAACCCGGCAAATACCGGCTGGCAAGCGATGACTTCTTGCCGCCGCACTGCTGCTGGGTGCGTGAAGCGAAGCCGCGCTATCCGAGCGATGACGGCTGGCACGTCTGGAAAGACGACGACAAGAACAATCTATTGCGGCGGGTCGCCGAGGCCCTGGCAAACGGAGTGATTGAAGAAACGCGATGAGCGACAAAGACACGATCACCGATGCGCAAGAGGCATTCAAAGCCGCGAGCGAAGCCGAGGCGGACAACCGCAAGGCGTGGATTGATGATCTTCGCTTTGCCCGCCTTGGTGAGCAGTGGCCTGCAGCCGTCAAACGCCAGCGAGAGCTAGAAGGCCGGCCCTGCCTGACCATCAACCGCCTGCCCGCGTTCATCCGCCAGGTGACGAACGACGCGCGCCAGAACCGGCCCATGATCCGTGTTCATCCGGTCGGCGACGGAGCCGATCAGGAAACGGCGGAAGTCCTGAACGGGTTGATCCGGAACATCGAATACAGCAGCAATGCCGATGTTGCCTACGACACCGCGCTGGATCATGCCGTGTCGGGTGGGTTCGGCTACTTCCGAATCTCCACGGACTACGCTGCCGAAGACATGTTCGAGCAGGACATCTGTATTGAGCGAATTGCCAACCCGTTGACGGTCTACGGCGACCCGGAATCGGTGGCGGCGGACTCTGGTGACTGGAACTCGGCGTTCATCACAGAAACGTACACGGACCACGCGTTTAAGAAGAAGTTCGGCAAGGACGCCCCGGCTGTTGATTGGGAGTCCGACACGGCCGACCGTGCCCACGAATGGCGCGGCGAGGGCATGGTGCGGGTCGCTGAGTGGTGGAAGCGCGAGGACGTTCCGGCGCTGCTGCTGAAGCTGTCGGACGGGACGGTGATATTCGCCGACAAGTATGAAGAGCTACGCCCGATCCTGGAGCCGATGGGCATCGTGCCGGTGCAGGATCGGCAGACCGTCACGAAGCGGGTGACGCAGTACATCCTGAACGGCGCCGAGGTGCTGGAAAAGAACGACTGGAAGGGGAAGTTCATCCCCATCATCCCGGTTTACGGCGATGAGGTTTTGGTAGAGGGCAAGCGAACACTGGTGAGTCTCGTGCGGTTCTCGAAGGAGCCGCAGCAGATGTTCAACTACTGGCGCACGGCATCAACGGAGCTGGTTGCGTTGTCGCCCAAGGCGCCGTGGATCGGCCCGAAAGGCGCGTTCAAGACGGACGCCGGGAAGTGGGCCAGCGCAAACACTGCCTCGCATGCCTTCATCGAGTATGACGGGAACGTGCCCCCGCAGCGCCAGGGGTTCACCGGACCCCCCGCTGGAGCTCTGCAAGAGGCATTGAATGCGTCGGACGACATCAAGTCGATCATGGGTCTCTATGACGCATCGCTAGGCGCCCGCAGCAACGAAACAAGCGGCCGGGCCATCCTTGCCCGCCAGCGCGAGGGCGACGTTTCTACGTTCAACTACATCGATAACCTGTCGCGGGCCATCCGCCACGCTGGCCGCGTCATCGTTGACCTGATCCCCCACGTTTACAACACCGAGCGAATCATTCGGGTCATCAACGAAGACGGCACGAACCGCAAGATTCCGATCAATCAGCCCACGCCGCAGGAGCAGCAAAAAGCCATGGGCGATCAGGCGCAGCAGATGCAAGGTCTGATCCGCATCTATGACCTGACGACCGGCAAGTATGACGTGACCTGCGAGGCCGGCCCGAGCTTCACGACCCGCCGCGAAGAAGCCGCAGCGCAGATGGTCGAGTTCATCCGCGCCTACCCGAACGCTGCCCCGCTGATTGGCGACCTGCTGGCGAAGAACCTGGACTGGCCGGGTGCTGACGACATCGCTGAACGCCTCAAGGCCATGCTGCCCCCGCAAGTCACTGGGCAGAACCCGCAAGTCCAACAGTTGCAACAGCAAATGCAGCAACTGGACGGCCAGGCGAAACAGGCGGTTGGCCAGCTTCAGCAGGAATTGCAGAACATCAAGGCCAGCAAGGACATGGAACAGCGCAAGCTGTTGATTGACGCCTTCAGGGCTGAGACCGAGCGAATGAAGGTCATTGGCGAGCAGCAGACGCAAGCCATCCAGACTGCACAAATGGCCCAGGCCGACCTGCTGGCACAGCAAGCGCCGCAGATGCAACAGACACAGCCCATCCAGGCTTAAAGGATCGGGGGGAAAGGGGCACCCCGATAGGCATTCCGCCTTAGAAATTGCCCCAAGCCGCAACGCTGAGAAGCGCCCGGCAAGGACTCACGATGTCACTGGAACAACCCGCAGAGATGCAGGATTCCGCAACCGATACGGGCAACGCCCCTCAGGTTTCGGAACCCGAGGTGCCCGACAACACGGACGACGACCTGTCGCCGGAGCTGCTGGAAGACGACGAGCAGCCAACCGACGACGAGTTGGAAGACGAGCTGGAAGGCGTGAAGCTCAAGGGCAAGAAAGAAGCCTTGGAGAAGCTGAAGGCCGAAAGGCTGATGCAGGCGGACTACACCCGCAAGACGCAAGAGGTGGCCGAACAACGCAAAGCCATCGAAGCGCAACGGGCTCAAGTTCAGCAGCAGCAGCAGTTCGCCCAGGCATTTGTCGAGGAAATCGCAGCCGCGAAGGCAATCGACATGCGCTTGCAACA